GCAACTACAGGAAACACACAACCAAAAGCAGACCAACCAAGAGTAACCTCTGGAAGTCTTACTAAGGATACTGGTCCTAATTTACAATATCGCAATACAAGTATTAAAACGGTAGGTCGTTCGATGGGTGGTCGCCCGGTAAGAGAATATGGTAGGGGGTAGTACAAGTTTCCTGTGAGAAGGAAAGGGCTGTGGCTTCCTTGCCCTAAATAGGTCGCTGCCTCGTAAGGAGATGAAGATGCGTAAAGCTAGAAAAGGACGTAAGTCACGTAAGTAATTCTTCGGAATTGCTTAGGTCTTACTAAGAAACCTCCCATGGGGGAGGGAATAGAAATATATCCCCCACTTGACAAACTGATAGAAAGGTTTAATCTTTCTTGTAATTGAATAGGAAAAAATTATGGCTGCATCACAAGACAAATTGATGGAATTGATGAGTAAAGGCAAAAGCGGTGCTAATGCTGGACCAACACCAACACCAACTCCTGCTCCAATGGATTCGATGTCCGATTCTGGGACTCCTCCAATTGCCGCACCAATGTCTACACCAGAACCAAAAATGGGTTCAAAAGAAGGTGCGATGATTAATTTGTCGATGGCTATGGATTTAATTGAACAAGCATTACCTGCTCTTGGTTCAGAATCAGAGCAAGGACAAAAAGCCTTAGCTGCTATACGTTCACTTACCGGTGTAATCGGTCCACGTAAAGGCAAAACCAACGAATTGCAACAATCTGAAATATTACAGATGTTACAATCCCTGCCAAAAGGTGTAGGACCAGATGCAATGAGTTCTCCTCCAATGGCAGGTCCAGCCGGAGGTGGTATGCCTCCTCCACCAGTTCCATCTGCTCCCCCTCCTCCAATGGGCGGTGGTGCAGGTCCACAACCTATGTAAAGGATAGAATCATGGATTTATTTAGACCTAAAGGAGCCGGTCAGCCACGTAGACCGCTTGATGACAACCAGAAGAATGGTCAAATCATTAACACCCCACGTTACTCACGTTTTGGTGGATTAGATTCAGCTAAAAAAACTGCTGAAAATAATCAAATGAAGATTGTTCCTCCGGGCGACGGCAAAAAAGTTATTTAATTAAATAAGGGGGTAGTATGTCGTTAGAGAATTTAAGTTTTGATGAGCGAGATTCATTGGCTGAACTGTCTAAGAAATTAGCAGATAATCCAAAAACTCGTAAAGCGTTTTTACGTTTAACTAAAGAAATCAATCCGGATTTACCAATACCTGAAATTGAAATCGAAGAGAATACCAATTCAGCTATCCTTAAGATGCAAGCTGAAAATGATTCTTTACGTAACAAGTTTAGGGAGAGAGAAGCCTTAGATGATTTACAAAAACGCAGGAATAACTTAATGAAAAAAGGTTTGGCTAAGTCAGACGATGATGTTGCTGCAATTGAAAAAGTAATGCTTGAAGAAGGTATTACAAATCACGAAGCGGCTGCACGTCATTGGGCTTGGATGCAACAAGCAGCAGCACCAACACCTTCACAATTTCATACAAATGTAGCAAAGAATCAAGGATGGGATTTAAGTAGATTTTCTAAAAACCCAATTGGTACAGCAAGAGATGTAGCACACGAAGCGTTAGCAGAACTCAGGAAGAATAGACCGATTGGGTTCTGATGTAGTATTAGGGGGTGGTAGCTGCGATAACATCAAAGCATTTTGTTGAATTTTAATAGGAGAGCATTATGGCTATAGGTGGCGGTATTTTACCTGCGGCTGGTACCTCGCAATATACAGAATTAACGTACGTTACAAGACGTGCCTTTATTCCTAAGTTGGTTGTCCAGCTATATAACAGCACTCCCCTGATGGCAGCTTTGATTGCAAATAGTCAACAAGCCACCGGTGGTGTGTCCCAAGTAACAGTTCCCGTTCAGGGTTCTCAGTTTGTCAATGCACAATGGTCTGACTACTCTGGTTCTTTTAATCAGCCGTCAGTACAACAAGGTGCATACAACGCTGAATTTAATTTAAAGTTAATGATTGCACCTGTACCGTTCCTCGGTATGGAAGGTGCAGTACAGCAAGACCATGCAATTATCCCTCTCATTGAGGCTCGTATGAATGATGCGACTAACGTGATGATGGATGCAATGGCAACTGCCTTGTACAACAATACAACCAATACACAACAATTTATTGGTTTACCTGCTGCTGTCGATGATGGTACAGGTACTGCAACTTACGGTAACATCAACCGTAACACATATACTTGGTGGAAATCTAAGCAATATGCTGCTGGTAACGTTAACCCAACTCGTCAAAACGTGTTGCAATACATTTCTGGTACTGTGAAAAACGGTGCTGAAGTGCCAACATTTGGTGTTTGCGGTTTTGGTACTTGGACATTGTTAGCACAAGATTATGTCGGTCAAGAACAATATGTCATCACTCCGGGTAACGGTTTTGATGGCGATTCAAATGGTCCTCAAGCCGCTTTCCGAGCATTAATGGTCGCTGGTGTTCCAATTTATCCAGACCCATATTGTCCTGAAGGTACAATGTATTTCTTGAACTCAAACTACCTCAGTCTGTATATCCATGACCAAGGTTCTTTTGTGTTCACAGGTTTCGAGTCTACTTTGCCTAACTGGCAGATTGGTTATGTAGGTGCAGTTTTAATGATTGCCGAATTGGTAAGCACTAAACCTAAATCTATGACCAAGGTGACCGGCTATAACTCACTCAACATTTAAGGAGATATACCATGTCATTAAGTTTACAAAAAATCATACTAGCTGGTGCCGGTAGTAATACTCCCGGTGCGTATTTTCAAACCCAAACGGTTGCTGTTGGTGCTACTACTACAGCTTTAGTACCTGCTGGACTCTATGTTTTAATTCCGTCAACAAACGTTAACGTACAAGCAACAGCAGATAATGGTTCTACATGGACTACATTTATTGCTGCAAACGTAGGTGGAACATTGTTCTCTGATGGTGTTAACATTCGGTTTAACAACAGTTCTACTGCTGCTAACGTCACATTAATGACTGTTAACGGTGGACAGGCTGCTTCCGGCACGTATAACCAATAAGGGGAAACAAATGGCTAATCCAGATTCAGTCTCACAGTATTACCTAGATAGTTTCGGGAATGGTCGTATTGGTGTTGTCACAGCTACGCAACTGAATACGGCTGGTAACGCAGTAGTTACTATTCCGTTGTTAAGTGGTGGTATGACTAAAGGTGCATCAGCAGCGAGTTCAGGTGGAGTGATTGTACGTAGAATTACGCTCAACAATCCATCTGGCTCTTTGTCAACAGCTAACGTATCTATTACAACAAGTAATGACGGTAATATATCTAATGCGGTTGTAGCAAATACAACGGTTAGTATTACTGCAACTGGTTTGTATCAAGATTTAACGATTGCATCACCTTATAATGCCAATACGGTTGTAAGTGGATTTAATACAAATGCTTTATATGTCAATGTTAATACTGCGTCTGGTAACAGCAACACAGTAACGATTGCCGTATATGGCGATGTTGTCAGTTTCTAATGACCACATACTTTGTAACAAACAATACGGATACCGTTCTGACTGATAGTTGGGACGGTAAACCGTTTGTGTTTGAACCGGGTAAAACCATTGAGGTACCGGAAGAAATAGCAGTACACGTATTTGGTTATCATTCAAAAGATAAAGCACCATACTTAGCACGTTTTGGATGGGCTAAAACTTTAAATGATATACCGGAAGGAATTAAAAAATTGGAGCAATTTGTCATTAGTGATGAGGCTCCAAGAGTAAAGAACCATTCGATACCCCCGGTGGTGGAAAGAGTACCTTTACCTGCATCAAAACAGGTAAGGGGAAAAGTCCTTAGCCCAGCTTAATATGGATAGAATATGTCACAACCAACCTTGCAAAGTTATGTTACAGAATGTCAACGGCTTCTGCACGATGCTAATGCTGTATTCTATTCAGTTCAGGAATTAACTGATTATATTAATACTGCTAGAGAACGGGTAGCGAGAGATACTGGCTGTACAAGAAGTTTACAAATTTCACAGGTTCCTGCTAATCCTGTAGGACTAACATCGGTTAATCCACCAATACAATGGGTAGCTAATGCAACAGCTACAACAGGGACTATTGTTTTTTTTAATATTTATTCGTACACCGTTGTAACAGGAGGTACGTTTGCTTCTACTCCTCCACCATATCCGGGTAATACTGGTTATGCACAAAATGTATATCCACCATCAACACCATTTACTAATGGTACTGTAACACTTCAATATGCTNGTCCAGTAGAAGTTATACCCTACGCTTCATTGCCACAAGGTATTAATACATTGGATATTGTGAATGTGAATATTTTTTGGGGTAATACTCGGTATCCATTGCTATATAAACCTTGGACTCAATTTAATGCTGAGTTACGTTATTGGCAAAACTATGTAGGACAGCCGGTTTGTTTTTCTGTGTATGGACAACAACAAATTTATTTGTCGCCTATACCTGACCAAATATATACATTAGAAATTGATACAGTTTTATTAACGACTCCATTGACAAATTTATCAGATACGGAAACACAATTGAATGACCCGTATACAACACCTGTTGCTTACTATGCTGCGTATAAAGCTAAGTTTAAAGAACAGAGTTATGGTGAATCTGAAATATTTAAACAACAGTACAATCAACAAATACAAGCTGCACTAACTTCTACCTTCACAAGAAGGATGCCAAGCCCTTACTTACCGGTACTGTAATATGGCACAAAGTCCTGAACAGAAAAAATCGTATCAGGTCATTAAACAGTTTAAAACTGTTAATACCAAAGCTAATCGTACAGCAATAGACGAGACAGAATTTTCATGGCTAGAAAATGCTATGCCGGTAGGATATTCTAATCTTAAAATTACTGGTCAACGGTCAGCAATTACTTATAGCGATGGTAATGCCGTTGTCTTTTCAGCTAATGTCACTTATTTTAATTCTGTTAATCTTGGTTTAAATGATTATGTTGTTGCATTTAAAGATGATGGTTCGGCAGAGGCATTTAATTTACAAAGTAAAACTTTAGTTACTGTTGGTAATGCTGGTAAATTTTCTAATAGTGGAATATCTATTAATCAATGGAAAAACCAAGAAATGCTCATTATAGACCCTAATAAGGGTTATTACGTATGGGATGGAAACAATACAGTATTTGTTGGAAGTGTAGGACAGTTAGCACTTATTAATGGTGGTAGTGGTTATACGGCTGCACCCAGTGTTGTATTGTCAGCACCTGATGATGCAAATGGTATACAAGCAGTAGCTGTATCTACAATAGCAAATAATGTAGTTACATCAATTACTTTAACAGAAGCTGGTTCTGGATATACACAAGCACCGACTGTTTCATTTTATGGTGGTGGTGGTTCAGGAGCCAATGCAGTTGCTAGTATTGTGACATTTGCTACCGGTACTGTTTCTATTGCCGTTACTAATCCCGGTGATAGTTTTACTTCTGCACCAATTGTTAACATTTCCGGTGGTGGCGGTACAGGTGCTGCTGCAACAGCCGTTGTTAGTGGTAATGCTTTAGCTACTATAGTGATGACTAATCCGGGTACTGGATATACTAACTCTGCAAATTTAGTAGTAAGTTTATCTGGCGGTGGAGGTTCAAATGCAACTATTACGGCTACTATTAATAATACTCCTAATGTGGATATTGCTTCTTTTAGCGGTAGAGTATGGATTGCTGCTGGTCGGCAGGTGTACTACTCTGCTGCCGGAACATATAACGACTTTACTAGTGTGTCAGCAGGAAACATCATATTAACGGATTCAACATTACATGGAATTTTGTATAAGTTATTAGCAGCAAACAACTTTTTATATTTATTTGGTGATGATTCGATTAACGTATTTTCTGACGTGAGGGTTCAAACTAATGGCACCACTTTATTTACTAATACTAACGTATCTGCCTCTGTTGGTTCTAAACGAGCCAATGCTATATTCCCTTATTTCCGGTCTGTTTTATTTTTAAATGACTATGGAGTATATGCTTTAGTAGGTTCTACAACGTCTAAAATTTCAGACCCGTTAGATGGGGTTTTCCCTAATATTGATTTTACATATCCTATTTATGCTGGACAGGTATTAATTAACAATATTCTGTGTGCAGCATTTAACTTTAGATATTATGATGCGTTATTTACTCAATCATACCGGTATATTCAAGCGGTATTCTTTGAAAAGAAATGGTTTTTTACTAGTCAGGGAAATACACTTCAATACATTACTTCGGCACCCGTAGGTGGTAAAATTAATTTATACGGTACAGACGGTAGTGCTTTGTATCAGTTATATGCCAACAATACGGCTAATGTAACAAGTATTATTCAAACTGCTTTAATGCCGATGAATGACCCTATACGAGATAAACAAGCATTAAAATTTGGGGTTGAAGTTACAACTGCAAATAGTACAATATTTACTGTAACGGTTGATTCTCAAGCTGGTTCTAGTCCTCCGTATACATTGCANAATAATGTTTTATGGTACAACAATNTAGGTGTAAATTTGGATTGGATAAATAACAGTAGTCAGGTAATATATTGGTTATTCAGTAGTGGATATTATTTATATAAATCAGATGCACAACAATGGGGTAAATACTTAGGATTAACATTACAATCCAACTCTGCTGCATTTGTTGTGAATACGTTTGAATTTGAACATGAATTAAGAGCGAGGTTCTAACATGGCAGTCCCATATACATTTGCTACGGCAACATCATCTATTCCACTTAGTCAACTTGACGCTAACTTTGCTACTGGNATAACTCTCGGTAATACAACAGTTTACTTAGGGAATACCACTACTTCTATTGGTAATTTAACTTTAACTAATGCAACAATTAGTTCTGTAGCTAGTACATTCCCTAACAGTTATTTAGCTAACTCTAGCGTAACAATTGGTTCTACCAATGTTAGTTTAGGCGGTACTGCAACCACTATTACTGGATTAACTTTAACAAGTCCAACGATTACTGGTGGTACAAGTACAGCAACACAGAATTTAGCCAATGTAACAGGCACACTTGCTGTTGGTAACGGTGGCACAGGCTTAACATCTTTAACTGCTGGTTATATTCCTTATGGTAATGGTACAAGTGCTTTTAGTAATAGTGCTAATTTATATTTTGATGGCAATAATTTAGGTATTGGAACTACTAGTCCTTCAACTAAATTATATGTTTCAGGGACAGGTTCACTTGCTACTTTTGGTGGTAATAGTTCATCTAATGTTGTTC